CAAAACCAGATTGTTGTTTAGCAGGTCCAACACTATAATAATATAATGCATCAGCGGAACCTTCAACTGTTGAAGGTGTGCCTGTTTCTGTAGTTGCCATTGTTATAGTAAAAGTTGTATTAGTTGGGACGGACGTTACCATAAACTTTTGACCTTCAAATGTTGCGTTGGTAAAAGTAGATCCTGATAAACCACTAACGTTTTCAAACATAACAATGTCATCGTCATCTAACGGAACAGATGTAGATACTGTTACTGTTACAATATTTGAATTTGCTGTGCTTGTAAATGTTGCGCCTGAAACGGTTTTTTCTATAGGGTGAATATCGTAATATACTCCTTCAGAAAAAACGTAAAGAATTCTGTTTGTTCCAATTGCAGAATATTTTATACTAACATTATCATCCCAATTATGAATTGCTCTTGCGGCACCTGTTAATTTATCTGCGCCTAGTTGATCCCAACCACCAATTTTTTCAGGAGAACCATATCTAAAACGTACGTTGTCACCATCAAACCATTGCCCTTCGGCCCCGGTCTCTGTGACTTGTTTATTAAATCCTGGTGCAAAACCTAGTTTTTGTAGCATAAATTAATCCCTAGTTTAAAATATACTAGAACCCTAGTTATATCAACATATGTTATAGGTAGAAAATTAAACTACGATGCTGTGTATGCTTTACCAGCAACGATAGCTGCATCAACTGCAGTCATATCTTCATCAGTCCAAAAGTCTTTAGCAACCATGATTTCTAGGTGTTCAACATTTCTGTCTACACAAGCTTGTCTATCAGCTGCATCTTTGTCCGCCATTTCAGAACCATCAATAACTGCATTAATTAGATCTACAGAATGACCCATAGCTGTAAAATCTTTTGCTATTTCTTCTGCTGTTTTTATGTCTTCGCTCATAATTTTTCTCCTTATATTGTTGCGCAAGCAACAGTTTTAGTTTTATCAAGTTTTTTAAAATTATCAATAATTATTTGAGGTTCTACCATATTATTTCTTGGATCGCTATCAACAAATTTAGACTCATCCCACTTATCTTTCATATGAAAATGTAGGTTTTTATTGTGAGAATAGCCAAATTGTGTCCACCTTGTACTGCCCCAAACAACAACTCCATAAGCTTTAGCTGATGGTGAGAAATGTTGTAGGCAACTATCTATAGCCACGAATCCTTCAGATCCTTTTAACATTTCATGTAACTGGGCCCAGTGTAAATCACATCTAATAGTGTCTTGGTAGTGCGGTTCATTGGGTAGAACACAGTTAATAATTGTAGTATCAGGATATTCTTCTCTCAACATATTAACTACTTGTTGAGCAAGATAAGGTTGGTAGTTTCTATTTGGATTAATATTCGTGTACTGAACATTATCTCCATAATTCCATTTAGGTTGACCACCTGAGAACTGGATCATAATATATTTACCAATTTCATTATCAGCTAACCATTTGGTAACAGATGCTTTATGTTGTTCTGTATAAAGTTTACCTGTCATAGATCTATTAAAATCTACACCGTGATGTTCACAGTAACTTTCAATAATGTGTTGTTTACCAAATTGAAAATTTGATTTGTATGGTTCACAATAAAATATATTATCAGACGCCATAATTCTTGGATCTTGTAAGGGTAATGTAGATTCTAAAGCTAGTTTAACATCTGGGTTACCAGCGAAACAATCTATGTAAGGGGTGTATATTTGCACCTCTGATTTCTTTTTTAATTTAGGTAGTAAAGCAGTGAATGCGGTACATTTACCAACACCACCTTCTACGACGTACGTATTAAGCATTATATTCCTTTCGTTTGTTGTTACTTATCTTCTAAATCTTTTATTCTTTTTGTCAATTCTTGTATTGCATTGACTAATACAGGAACTAATCCTTCACCTTGATATTTTAAATTTTCAGAATCAGAACTATCAATAATAACAGAATTTTCTCCTTCAAGTTCTAAAAGTTCTTGTGCAGAAAAACCATATCTAACATTTCCTGTAGGAGTGTCATCTTCTCTTGATTTTTTAAATTGATATTTTATTGGGTTTAATTGGTTGATAAAATTTAAACCATGAGGCACATCTTCAATATTCGTTTTGTCTCTTAAATCAGAAGTAACTGTAAATGCTATTTTCATATAAGCATTTTGTGAGCTATTATTACCTAAAACAATATTATGTGTACAAGTGCCTGTAAGGTCTCTAACTGCATCTTGACCAGAGTTTATTCCAATAGCAATATTACCATTTCCACTTCCTGCGTTACCACCAGCACTATGACCTATAAATGTATTTCCTTCTGGTGTTGTTGATGAATGACCAGCAAGTTGACCAATGTAAACATTTGTAATACCTGTTGTGTTAGAACAACCAGCGCTAGCACCTATTGCAACATTATCAGCTCCTGTTGTATTAGCAACCAGGGCAACAGTACCAACTGCTGTATTGTTATCTGATGATTGATTATTAAATAAAGTACTTCCACCAATAGCAACGTTGTTATCACCTGTGCTATTTACTTGCATTGCTGATGAACCTAATGCTGTATTTACACAACCTGTTGTAGTACTGCAAAGTGCATTACGACCAATTCCTGTATTATCTGCGGCTGTTTGATTTAATTTTAAAGCATGATGACCAACTGCTGTGTTTGTATCACCGTCCGAGTTTGTAGCTAAAGCACACATTCCAACTGCTACATTTGAATGTCCTGTTGTGTTTGTATATAAAGATCTATATCCTACTGCTGTGTTATCCGAAGCTGTAGTATTATTTTCTAAAGAGCTAATTCCAACTGCTACATTTGAACTACCTGTAGTATTATCTAATAAAGAATAACCACCAAAAGCTGCGTTTATTGAGCCTGTATTATTATTTATCATGGATGTGTAACCTACAGCAGTATTATCGTTTGCCGTAGAATTACTTTGTAAAGCACCAACCCCAACTGCAACATGGTTATCACCTGTACTGTTGGTTTGCAATGAAGTACGACCAATTGAAGTGTTGTCATTACCTTCTGTGTTACCTTTCATGGAGCTTAAACCTACACCTGTATTTCTTAAACCTGTTGTGTTAGCACACATAGCATCTCTACCAACTGCTGTGTTATAACAACCACTTGTATTACAAGCTAAAGCATTTCCACCCATTGAGGTATTACAAAGTCCTGTTGTATTTTTAACTGAAGCACCTCTACCAACTGCAGTGTTATCTGTACCTGTTGTGTTTGAGTGTAAAGTATTTGTACCTACGGCTGTGTTTGAACCACCTGTTGTATTAGATTCCATTGCACAAAAACCTACTGCTGTGTTTACACCAGCTGTGGTATTAGTACACAAAGCATGATAACCTATCGCAACATTACCAAATCCTTCTGTATTAGATTTTAATGCTCTCGCACCCACTGCCACATTACAATGACCTGTAGTATTTGAACAACCAGCTTCTCTACCTACAATAGTATTTTCTGATCCTGTTGTGTTAGAATCTAAAGCATCACACCCAATCGCTGTATTAGTAGCACCTGTCGTGTTAGATTTTAAAGCATTCATACCAACTGCTGTGTTAGCAGAAGCAGTAGTGTTAGCTGATAAAGTAGCTCTACCGATTGCTGTATTTTCACCACCTGTTTCGTTTACTCTTAATGATATTTCTCCTATTGCTACATTATTTGAAGCAGTGGTATTTGTATACAAAGCACATTTTCCAATTGCAACATTTTCTGAACCTGTAGTGTTAGCAAACATTGCACAAGTACCCATTGCTGTGTTATTAGAAGCTGTTGTGTTTGTACATAATGCTTTTTCTCCAACAGCAACATTACAACAACCTGTTTGATTTCTTCTCATTGCTTGAACACCTATAGCAACATTCATACAACCGTCTGTGTTACAATGAAGTGCAGCAAGACCTACTCCAACATTACATTTACCTGTTGTGTTTTCAAGAAGTGCATTATTTCCTACTGCTGTATTTAAAGAACCTGTTGTGTTACCAGCCAGTGCATTTGTACCCACTGCAATATTTTCACTTGCAGTCGTGTTTGAATCTAAAGCATTTTTTCCCACAGCAGTGTTACAATCTCCTGTTGTGTTTGCTGTTAAAGCATGATCTCCTATAGCAACATTACAAACACCACCAGCTTGAACACTATCTAATGCTGTATCACCTAAAGCTACGTTGTCTGTTCCTGTTGGATAGTTACCATCTAATTTTATTGTACCACCATCTACAGTTAAATTACCATTAACAGTTAAATCGTTAACAACTAAATCACTTAAATCTTGACCAATAGCAAAAACACCGGTGTTAGTTGCAACACCATCAAAGTAAACAAACTTCCAACCTTTATCATCAGTTGCCCAAGTAACCGTGGCCCCTGAACCAGAAGCAGCTTTTAATTGTACGGTGTGAGCACCAGATGTATCGTTATTAATTATATAAAAATTTTCTACACCAACTGGCATAGTTACAACTCTGTTTCCAGAAATTGTTCCTGTAAGTTTTAAAATTCTTGTAGCGACTGCTGAACCTGTAGCACCATCGCTTTCTGTTAAAGCTGTAGTTCCTGCACCACCTGCAATAGATACTTCTAGGTATCCACCAGAAATTTGTTCAAATATTTGTAAGTTTGTATTAGTCTTTGTACCCCAAGTCCCAGCGTTTTCGCCGGTAGCCATTAATTCTACGCCGAGAGGTGTGTAAGTTGATGCCATAATTTTTTTCTCCTAAGCTGCGTGAGTTACGTCTGTATAAGACGTATTCCCCGTTATGTCAAGATTACTATAACTTGTATTGCCTTCAATATCAACATCTTGATACGATAAAGGTGCAACATTTCCTACTGAAATTGTTGCTTCTATTCCTGTTAATCCCATTACATCTGCAGGATTTATCGAACCTGTTGAGGATGTTAAAGCACTAGGTGCTGTTAATGTGTAAGCTACTTCCGTAACTAAAGAACCAACACTAGATGTTGCTGATACTCCTACTACACCCATTACATCTGCCGGATTTAATTCACCAACACTTGCTGTTGCTGATACTCCTGTTAATCCCATTACATCTGCAGGAGATATAGAACCAACACTTGTTGTTGCTGATACTCCGGTTAATCCCATTACATCTGCAGGAGATATAGAACCTACAGAAACGTCTGCTTGAGAACCTTGTGGTATTTGTACTTCAGAATTATTAATTGTAAGATCACCAACGCCTGTTGTTGCAGCTGAAGGTGCTATTAAAACAAACGCTCTTCCTACAACTACGGACCCAACACTAGATGTTGCCGATTGACCTGTTAAACCCATTACATCTGCAGGTGCTATTGCACCAACTGATGAAGTTGCTGATTGTCCTGTTAAAATAACAGAAGATATTGCATCTACAGAACCTACACTTGAAGTAGCACTTTGACCTGTTAACGTAACTATAGTAGGACCTTGTTCGCCCCATTGATTTGAACCCCAGGTAGTGCCGGCTTGGTTCCAAGTATTAGACAT